ATGAAGGGGCATGATAGAGATTTCAATTGACGTAAACACCGGCGGTCTTGAGGAGATATTTTCCAAATACCCTGCTGAGGAAAAGAAGATGATTCAGGACGAGTTCAGCAGGTGGGCTAGAGGTACGGCAAACAAGGCAAAGAAGAGGGCCCCTTACAGGACGGGAAATCTTGCTAGGTCCATCATGGGGATGAAAACGGAATCAGGCGCAACTGCTTCTGCAAACGTTGAATACGCCAAATACGTCGAGCCTCCACCTCTTGGCGTCCCTATGAAAAGGAAGATGACACGGACCCAGTACCTTTACAACTCTGCAATGGAGGAGCTTGACGAAATGATTGCTAGGCTCAACAAAAGGATTGCAGACTATTTTGACGGGAGGAAGTGATTACAATGTTTACATTTGAGGGCGAGTTTTCGAAGATGGACGACAAAAAGGACATGTATATCTTTGGCCCAGCGTCCATGGAAATACTTGATGTCCAGGGGGACATAATAACTATTGATGCTGTGAGAAAGGCGCTTCCGCAGCTTTTGAGGAGGGCAAGGCTCACAGTGGACCATTCAGATAACATAGTCGGAGAGATACTTGAAGCGGCAGATGTCGGTGGCAGATTGTATAAGACAGAAGTTAGGCCTCCAGAGCCCCAAGAGCTGTCCAAGTTTCAGAATCTAGTTGAAGGAAAGGAAGCGCTTTTCGTCCTTGCAAGGGTCTGGGACGACACCGAATACTGTGTCAAGATCAGAAAGGCAATCTCAATGGGACAGTACAAGAAATACTCAATAGCTGGGAACGTCCTAAAGGCAAGGCCATGCACCCGGGAAGAATACTGTGGGAGATTAGTCTCCGACATAAACCTCTCGGCTGTGACCATATGCAATGCCGGGGCAAATCCTGCGGCAGAGTTTGATATTATTAAACGAGGTAATCAGATGGCTGAAGAAAAAACAGAGAAATCAGATGCAAAGGCTCCCGCTCAAGAATTCCTAACAAAGGCAGACTTTGAGGCATACAAGAGCGAGACCTTGGCAAAGATCAGCGAAATTACAGAGCTTTTCAAGAAAAAGTTCGAGGAAAAAGAGGAAGCAAAGATCGAAAAAGAGGCCAAGAAGCCCGAAGAAAAAGAAGAAGGCATTCTTGTTGACATGACAAAAATGAAGGATGAAATCAAGGCAGAGCTAAAGGACGAGTTTATTGCTGTGCAGAAATCGCACGCCGTAGAGGAGAAGGAGCCCACTGCCGAAGAGATATCCAAAACACTTTCCAAAATAAAATTCAGATAAAGGTGAACAAAATGGCAACACCCATGTTTAACAGTTACGAAGAGATGCTAAATCACTACTACTGGAGGCCGCTAAAGGATTCAGGATTCGATGTGAAGATCCTCCAGAAGGCAAAGAGGATGAGCGAGCTTGACGAGGAGATAGAAAGGTTTGAGCTAAAGAAATCTGACGCCCCCGTCATTACATCAACTACCGGCGTAAGAAACGTCATTTACGGAGCCACACTGAACTCCCAGGTCGTTACAGAGGCAAACGCCTTTTCCATACTTCCAAAGAGGGCATGGAGCAAATCAGGATACAGGGCAATCACAGCAGCAGGGCTTACTTCAGGAGGGAACGTAACAGAAACTGGCGCAATCCCTGAAACACTAAAGCCGACATTTGCAGAGATAGGGGTATCGCCCCACAGGATTGCAAGGGCAACAAACATATCAGAAATTGAAATGCTCCTTGAGGGAAAGGACGACACAGTAAAATGGTCAGACATCATAAACTACACCGCATCAGAATTCAAGAACACCTTGAACAGGAACATACTGGCAGATGCAGACGGGGCGGCAACAGACGGCACCATCATAACACCGCTTGATAGGGCAATAGCCTCCTACTCCGAGCTTGATACAGAGCTTGGGTCAAACGAGGCGGACATCTACGGCCTTGACAGGGATGCAGCCGCTACATGGACCGATGCGCAAGTGAGCCATGCCGGTTCAGCTGGGACTGAAACTGACAGGACACTCACGCTAGGATTAATCGACGACGTTATTGCTGCATGCGAGCCTTACTGGGATTCTGACAAGAACAAGGTCATACTCACAGGTTACGACACTGCCGCAAGGATTGCACAGCTTGAGAGGCCAAAGGAGACCTACCCAACTGACGCATATGTCGAATTCACTGTTGAGGGAATAAAGGTCAGAGGAAAGGAAGCTGGCATCCCCGTAGCAACATTCAACGGCATACCAATAATAAGATCCACCAACGTAGTCAAGGACACAATATCCAGAATCTACATCCTGGACCTTGACCACATCTCCCTTGAAACGCTAAAGCCGATAACCTACATGGAGACAACTGATCCGTTTGTCCAGAACACCTTTGGAAAGGAAGGGGTATTCACATGGGTCGGCGAGATCTGGTGCGATAGATTTGGAGCTCAGGGTAAGATCAGGGGATTGAAATAATCCTCTTTATTTTTTTCTGGTGATCAGATGGCAAAGATTAGATACAACGGACCCGAGACATATGTATGCTACGAGGGCGTATCTGGCCTAAGGTACTCATTTACAGGACCAAACAGGGAGGCCAAGGTCGAAAACGCTGAGGACATAAAGATGTTCAGGGAAAAGGGCGGATTCACAGTAATCGATGGAGTGGATCTTGGAAATATCCCAAAGGCAAAAAGAAGCACCCAGAAGGAGGCGGTCTAAATGGCATTTGCAAGCGCAATCACAGGATACAGCAAATCAGGGGATAAGCGTGTGGTCTACGGCACATACACAAACGGCTCAGGCGACACAGGCGGGGACATAAACACCGGGCTTACAGTATGTGAATTCATAACCTTCACGCACAAGGGGTCTGCAGTAAGCGCAAGCCCTGTCACTGTCAATGAGACGCTCCCATGCGCAGGAAGTGCTGTGACCATAGTTACAGACGACGGCGTGGACGGGTACTGGAAGGCCGAAGGCTACTGAACTTTTGGCGGATTAAACTCTAGGAGGAAAACCAATGGACCTGCCAGCAATAACGGAGGCTATAATGGAGATAAAGCAGACCCTGGCCCGGATAGAGAATGATGTCACCTGGATTAAGGAAAGGGCATGCGATCAGAAATCTGAAATATCCGCCCTCTGCCAGCGGGTAAACGACCTTGAAGACTGGCAGAACAAGGCCAAAGGGGCTTTGATACTCCTGGAGATTGCCATGGCGGGAATTGGTTTCACATTGATACTAAAGATGCTAGGGGTAGTTTGATGGACGCATTTTCAATCCAATACACCGGGGCGCAAACTTCAGCAGTCGTTTGGAAGGAATCCGGAGTATTCTATATCACTATTGGCAGCTCGACCACATCCTACAATCTCTCTGAATCTACAAAGGACACTATCGGCGAGCTTGTCTCTCTGCTTGATGCGCTAACTGATGTGGCCTGCATATTGATCGCCCCAACAGGGACATCATGCTCTCTCCTAAATGATATCTCACAGGACCACAAGGCAGACATCAAAACAGCAATTTATTATGCAGGATACAACAACTACTCTAGCCCTAAGAAGGTGACCGAGCTTCTTGGAGTAAATCCTACAGATATCAAAAACTCCTGGCTTGATGAGGCTGACAACGACATCGAGAGCTATACTGGAAAGAAATTCAGACTGCAGACCCTGACAAGCCAATCAATAGACGTTTCAAAGAGATTCATTTCAACAAACAATGACTTTGAGCATTACGGCATCCTGAAAGGAAATGCTTACTATATTGAAGACTATGCGCCCCTTGCATCACTCACTTCGCTAACAATTGATGGGATTTCAGTCACCCCATCATATGCAATTCTTGATTATGGCGAGATCATCCTTACCTCGCAGGCAGAAGCTTCAGCATGGATACAGGGAAAAAGCAAGGCCACCCTATCGATTACTTACGGCTATGCTCAAGATTCAAACGAGGGCATGCTCGCCTCTGAATACTCAACTCTCTTTACGGCCGTGAAATACCTCCATGCAAGCTTTTCAGAAAGCAAGGCAAGCGGAAGCGCTGCAACAAGACAGCATGCCGATGTTGTCTACTCCGTTGAAATGGAATCAAGCGAGGAGTCAAAGACTCGGAAGGAATGGTATTCCAGGATGAAGGACATCAAAAAGACTCTCGGAGCATCAATGAAATATGTGTTTGTATGAGCTTTGCACCAATTGCTTTTCTGGCTAATGTGGAGAGGATCTTTGCAGCGGCCAGTGGATTGTCCTCTGTTAAAACGTGGACTAGGCCGGCAAAGCTCTCAGCTTCGGCATCGACCCCTGAAGTATCGATAGAACTAATTGCCGGGAATGTAGATTCCGTTTCACTTTCTTTCCCAAACAAACAGAGCGAGTTCTATGTCCGGTTTGTGATCTTTGAGGAGCAGACCACAAGTTCATCGCAGCTTGACGCAATCTACCAAGGGATAATAGCGGCAGTCATCGCCAATCCGAATCTCAAGGATATCAACGGGGCCAATACCTGCGATTACTTTGGATCTTTTTACGGCCGGACCATCAGTTTCGATCTAGCAGCAACTGAGAGGAACGGCGTTTCTGTCAATTCAATGAAGATAGACGTACCATGCCTGGTACGGGACACTTAGGTGAAAATTATGTCATACACAAAAGGAGACGTTTTTGTAAAAAAGGAAAGCACATGGGGGACGGGAGTCGACCCGACTGCACCGACTACAGCAGTTGATGAGATTATAGGGCTTGACAGCTCTTACGAGTACAGCGTGGAAAATCAGATAACAGCGGTAAATCCTGCAGCAAATGCCTACCCTTCAGAGATTTCATACCATACCGCAAAGCCATCGGCAAAGATTGATTTTGTCTACAACAATTCAATGCCCTTTGCACTTATGCTTGGCGGGATATCCGGATCAGATGCGCAGGCACCATACACTTGGACCATCACGCCATCGGGAACGCCCATACCTTTCACTACCTCATTTCTCATGAAAGGGGCAAACGATAAGATAGTCCAGATGGCCGGCTGCTACGCAAAGAGCCTGTCCTTCAAAATGGGATTGAACGATCCAGTTTCAGGGGCGCTTGAGATTGTAGGAAAGGATCTAGGGATAGCCGGGACAGAGTTCACAGCACCTGCCACCGTGACCCTTGACGATGCCACTGCATGGAAACCTCATGAGTTTACATATACTATCGGCGAAATTGCCGGGATAACATACATTACAGATCTTGAATTTACCATATCACGATCAGTTGACGTTGGGCACGGGCTTGCAGCAAGATCTCCATCAACAGCATACTCGGGCAAGTTCGAGGCAGTAAGCGGGTCGCTGACATGCTACATCCCTGATACGGCCACGGCAAATGAAATTGAGCAGCTAGTCCTGGGAGGGACTTCAATAGGAGAAACACTTTCGCCAAAGGACATAGTCATTGACAAAGGCTATGTAAACGAGACCGCTGATTCTGCAAAAATCACGCTTTCTAAATGCATATTCGGTGATTACTCGGCATCATTCCCTCTTGACACAAAGCTCAGCTACAAGTTTTCATTCTCAGCCACTGCTGTATCAGAAGTACTGTGGGAGGCGCCGGTCGCAAAGACCAACTGGTAGGTGATGCAATAGCAATAGTAAGCAAATCCTACTTCCTCCATGAGAGGGACGAAAGCGGCGGGCTAAAAGCGATAACAGTTGAGCTCAGTCCTGGCGAAGAGGTAAAACTCATCCCGCTCCCTGAAGGGGAGATTAAACTTCTGACGGATCCAGAGAAGGGATACGAGATACTATCGGCCCACATAGCCGAGCCAAAAATCACAGCTGACGAGATAAGAAAGTACGGCAAGGACGGGGCAATAGCAGGAGCAGTTGAGAAGCTTTTTGAGATAAGCGACATCAAGGAATCCTTTCGCCCTAGACCAGGAAACAAAGGCAAGGCTCCTTGAGGAGCAGATACTCCACTTTATCGGGTATATGGTATGGGACATTCCAAAGCTTACGATCCTCGAGAAAAGAAGATTGGTAAGGGGGTATATGCTGTACCAGAATCCGGAGGCGGACACGATAGATGAGAAAAGGGCAAAATCCGAGGAACTGATCAGGAAGAGAAAAGAGCACCATGCCAGACCAAAACGTTAGGATAACAGTCACGGCTGAGGACAGGGCATCAGCACCGCTGAAAAATGTAAACAGCGCCCTTGGGAATCTGGAGAAGGGTGCATCCAAAGTTGGCGGGGCATTTTCTAGCCTTGCAAGCTCTGCGGTATCGGCAGCAGAAATACTAGTGGCAAATCTTGCAACTCAGGCAGTAAACGCAGTTGCGGGCCTCACCCAGGAAATGATAAAGCTGTCCCTTGAGCAGTCAAAACTGGAATCCCAGACTGAAAATCTACTGAAAAATGCCGGTATGCAGTCATACTCAGATGCAATAGGCGAGATAATACTCCAGCACGAAGAAATGACAGCAATGGATGACGCTTCAATAAGAAGGGCATTCAACAATCTCCTGGGCTCAACAAAGGACTACAATAGATCACTAACTCTCCTATCTGCTGCAGAGGAGCTTGCCGCTGCAAAGGGTATTAGTCTTGAAGATGCCTCCAATCAGATCACATCGGCTCTTGAAGGGAGCATAGTGTCCCTGTCAAAGGCAGGGGTAGAGCTTGATGCAATCAAAATGAAATCCATGACGGCTGGCCAGCAGATGGACTACCTTGCCCAGCAGATAGAAAAATCATTTGGCGGAAGTGCTGAGGCTTTGAGGAGCTCCCCCTCGGGAATCTTTGCCAATTTCCGAAATCAGATTGACAACTTAAAAAAGATCTTTGGGGACGAGCTTACTGAAGCTCTTGCACCGGCATGGGAAGACATAGCGACTACAATCTCAAACATGATCGACTCGGGTCAGCTCCAGCCTCTCATCGACTCTTTTGGAAAACTTCTGGTAAATGCAGTGGAGCTGGGGCAGACACTTGGAAGCATTATAATCAAACTAACAGGCGTCACTACAACTGAGGAGGGGGTTACTAGGCTTGCCGATGGATTTGACAGGCTTTCATACATCCTTGAGATGATAGAGGACGCCCTCTCCAGGATAGATGCCATTATCAAAGATCTGAAGCTTGACCAGATCATGGCCCTCGGCATGAGGGTGATAAATCCAGGAGGCTCTGCACTTTGGGATTATGCGGGCAATCAGGTAGAGGCAGAGAAAAGCATGACCCCGAGATTAGTCCAGCTTGACGAAGTCCAGAAGGACAACACAAAGACAACTAAGGCCAACACCGATGCACAGCTTGAGCAGATTAATGCACAGAGGAGGGCCACACAGGAAAGCCAGCTGATGGAGAAATATCTAAAGCTTCAGGAGGCCGCAACTTCATCCACAGCCGCAATCACCGGCCAGTTTGGAAACGCCATGAGTAGTGCAATAAGCTCGGTGCAGAGCGCATTGGCCTCTTTTGGGATAGGATCTTCCGGCGGTGGCGGTGGAGGATGCAGGACTTTCATTTCTGGGTCTATTACTTCAGATGGGCACAGCTCTTCAGATGAACCCTTTCCAGGGAATCATATTGCGCCAATACCCGTCCCTGACGCATTAATCACAAAGAGAGGGGACATCGTAAAGTTTCACCCTGAAGATAACATTCTTGCTTTCAAAGACCCTTCGGCGTTGAGAGGGGGGAAAGGCAATATTTCAGTCACGATCAATGTCAACGGAGCAGGCGATCCGGACAGGATTGCAGAGGAAATCATGAAAAAAATCACAAGATTAAACAGGATAGGATTCTAATGGAAATCCCTCTTAAGACAAGAATTGAGTTGGAGCTCGTCCACAGGGACAGAGAAGGGAAGATAATCGAAATCATAAAACTAGACAGCGAGGAGGATAACGATGGTAACGGTTGTAAACAAAGGGCTTGAGATGATAGCAAAGCTAGTTGGTGGAGTGTCAACTGACAAGATGCAGTACGTTGCGCTAGGCTCAGGAACTACTGATGAGGCCAACGACCAGACCGCACTGATTACAGAAATAACTACAAACGGCGGGGCAAGGGCGGCAGGCACATGCAGCTACGAGGCGGACTACAAGTTCAAGGTGACAAAAACATTCTCATTTACCGGGACGCTTGCAATAAACGAGATTGGAGTTTTTGATGCTGCATCAACCGGAAACATGCTCCTTAGGGGAAAGCTCTCCGCGACTAAGAACGTTGGAGATGGCGATTCTCTCCAGGTGAACGCAACAGTAACATTTGCAAGGGCAGCATGAGGGGAATAAATGGTTCAGATAACTAACATCGAGAAGATCCTTACAGAAAAGAACGAGGTCTCAGATTTCGTCCTCATAACTTTTAGGACGGATCTGGGGAACATCCGCACAACGAGATACCCCATACAGGACGTCTCTGATGAGGCCAAGATGAAGCAGTTCGTCTATGAGAAGGCCGTGTTCTTTGATACAAAGGATAGTTTTTCCCCAATAACTGAAGCGATAGAAATCTCTGAAGAGGACATAAAGCCGACGGAGCCGGAGCAGACGGAAGAGCAGAAGTTCCTAAATTCAATCCCCCAGCTTGAGCAGTGGAAGAGTTACCTTGAGATGGGGCTCATCACAGATGCCCAATATGCCGCCAAACTAAACGAAGT